GGCTTCATTCACCCACGCACCGGTCAGCTCCAACGACAGAAGCTTTCGCACATCTTGCGGCGTAGAAAGGGCCATGAATATAACTTCACAGTCGATACCGGGAGCATTATCTCTGCTGGGGAGATTAAGATGGTGGGTAATGGGCGGCTGCCAGCGCATCGGACCCCATACGTATTCCGGGAACAGCTCACCCCAGGTCTTGATCGTAGTTGTTCTAAGCTCTGGATAGGTGTTACGCACGATTACAAACCGGGAATACCGAATGCCATCACGCGGGGAAGGCTTTTGCTGCACAGCTTTTAACATAATCTCAGCCGCGCAGCCGTATGACTTGCCGGAACCAACCGGACCCATCAGGCCACGAACAAAGGATTTATCGTGAATAAACTTCCAAACAGTAGCAGACTTAGAGAAGTCTAAGTTCATGCTGGGGAGATCAGCCATTCTAAACCTCTTTGCGATTTGGGTTGCGGGTCTCCCAAGCAGACTTCTTACACGCCGGACTGCAATATTGCTTGTGCCTTGGCGCAGCAATAAAGGCTACCTGGCAATCTTCTTTAGGGCCAAATTCCTTAAACCTCTTACATACCGATATGGGAGAGCCTTTGTCTAATTCAGCAACACACAGCAAAAACTCAATATGCTTAATTTTATCCTCAAGCTCTGCAACTCTAATTTCCAGCCTACTCATCGTCAGCCTCATATGTTGTGGTTACTTCTGGACCCTTCATGTTGATCCCAATGATCGAAGGCTTGTCCACGTTCTTCTCGACATCGAGCAAACCACTCGCCTTTGCCAGGACGCGCAGAACGCTCACCTTGTCGAACATCTCAATGGTTGTACCATACTGCCCAACAGTAACCTTCTTGATCGAAGCAAGAGCCTCATCGGGGATCTCATCCATAGGCTTGATCTCTCCCGTGTGGATGTTGATGATATCAGTTAGCCTAGCAGTTCCCATCGCAATCAGCTCAGTCGCAACAGCTTCCTTGTTCTGAGCCAAAGTCTCCGACCGACCGATCCGGCGCTGCAACACACGCGCACCGCCGAACCGACCAACCGGCGGGATAGGTTTTATCTTATCCTCTTTCTTTCTAGCCATTAGAACGGAATTTCATCGTCCAGCTTCTCAGCAGCCGGAGCCTGTTGCTGACGATTGCCATCATCCTCAAACAGCTTCAGCCAGACCTCACCCTCCTTATTCGGTAAAGGCAAACCCTCAAGCTTGATGCTGATCCCCTTGTCATTCTGAAAGGCAATACCGTGACGCAGCCAAACAGGCTTATCACGACCAGGTACTTCCTTCGCTTGCACAACACTAAATCGCTTACTCATGTGTATCTCCTATACAACGTTACAGTAGGATAACGATATCGCATAGAAAACGATATTACAATAGATGTTCGCTGCGAGACTGAAACAATAAGCCCTTTGCAAGATCCTCAATCAAGTTAGGAAACACATCAAACCCGATCAAGGCAACAAACCGACCATCATGGTAAACACGCAAACCGTCCGGGAATACCTCCCAGACAGTCACGCCATCACCTAAATCATCATGCAGAGAAAAAGACACTACGCATAAGACTTGCGCATACGCGTCTTAGCAGCCTTCTTAAACGCAGCGTCACTAGGTGCGCCCTTGCTACCCGGCTTGCGCATCTTCTCACCGGAACCCTCAGCAATACGTTTCTTCTTAGCGTGGATGTTCGCATATAATCCTGGTTTCTTATTTGGCATTGGTAAACCCTTTCATGGTTTTCTGGAAAATAGTTTCGTGGGGGACTGTACAGTGGGCGCGGCGGGGCGGGGGGCAAGGGGTGCTGTTCCAAATGTGGCAGAATTGTTGCGGTCTTGTGCCTGATTGCCTGCGGACCACAACATCTTGTGTCTGTAATTTAACATAATGCAGATTATGCGTCTTAATGTGCTCAGGCTCGCTGTGCGCCCGAACCATTGACGGTTGTATCGTTTGGCTACCCATACCTATGCCGCCTCTGTTTCGTCACTGTGTGGCTCCCTCAGCAGCTCTGACGCCTGATTAGCCAGCATCAATGCCGCCCGGTCCTCGATGTCCGGTGAAATCCACCATCCCGCGCCTTTTGCCCTGCTGAAAAAGTCTGTCGTGAGACACTGAAATTCGTCCCTTAACTTAGATAGGTCCAGATCATCCACCATGTTAGGTCCAGACTTAGCTTGAGTGTGCTCCTGTTTCATGCGCTCCTCGGCTTCACCTAGCTGGATCTGCTGTTTGGTTGTTAGTCTTGCGCGTATGCTCTCCTCTAGCTTGAGAGATGGATCGTAGACGATGCGGTTTGATGTGCTGCGTTGTCCTCTAAAGAATGGCTTGCAGTATGTGAGGTATCCGAGCTTGCGGAGCTTGACTGCGTGGTATGAAACTCCTGTCTTTCCCATGCCGATGTCCTGACCGATGCGTGGCTGTGATACGAATGTCCTGCCCATTGTGTCTGCATACGAACAGTAGGCGACCAGCACTCGGAGCGTTGCCGGTGTCATGCGTGGATCTTTGATTGCCCTGATTGGTACGATTGCCCAGGCTCTTAGATCTTTTGCTTTGAGTTGTTTGGGTCTCAAAACGGATAATCCTCTATTGGGTCGGCTTGTTGCTCTCTTCTGGCATATGTCTCTATGCGGTTCTCTTCCAAGCTCTGCCGGTACATCTGAATGACGTTCATCGTCACGAGATTTTTTTCTAGCAATCTGTCTGCACCTGGTCCGCTTATGTATTCATCCCCGACCGCTTCGCCGTGGTTCATGCGTCTGGCATTGATTGCGTCACTGTCCCAGGCGACTGACGTTTTCGGGCCTAGAATTGGTGGTTTGTAAGCGTCGGAGCATTTTTGCGCTGCTTTGACCATGTTGTATATTGTGGGCCATGATCGGGTGCGGTTGTTCTTGCGAATGTCTTTGCCCATGTTGCGGAGAATGTTGGTTAGACCTTCCTCGTTTATGCTACTGACAATCTCGCTATTGATATCTTCAACCATTGCGGTCATTTCGGTTGCTGCTCGTTCTGGCGTGTGGTTTGCCGGTACGTCATACGATTGCAACTCTTTCTGTAGCCATGCGCCGATTGCTTTGGTTCTCTGCTCGTAGTTCATTGGATCATCTTTCTGTCTGTTGGGATCGATCCCAGTATTGCCTGCATCTGCTGGTCGCTTGTCATGTCTTGCAATGAAGGCTGTTGGATCTCATCGTCCCAGCGCTCACCATTCAGCCATGTTGCCAGATGCGGCATGAATTTCTTGTCTTGGCTTCCCCATGCTCGGACAAAGAGTGCCAGTGAATGCTGTATCTGCTCGATGGTGGCTTTGGTCAGTGCCTTGGATAGTGCTTTGCGAGCTGTGCCTTTCCCGACTTTCTTCGGATAGATCTTCCAGAGATCATCAAAAATGGACATATCTTTAGAGGTTATATTTCCAAGGTTATTACTTACAAGGTTAAGGACTGGCAAATTCTGCACGGGGGCACTAGCAGATTTTGCCATAGCCCCTGGCAAATTTTGCCACTCTTGTTTTGTTAGCTTTAAGCGATATCCGTTGCTCGTTTTGCTGCCATTGCTGCGGGTGCGTTGCACCTTCTCGATCAATCCTACTTGATGCAATTGCTCGATGTGCATCTGTACGGCACGTTTAGACATCTCGCATTCTTCTGAAAGTGTGGTGAGGCTAGGGAAGCAAGCGCCGGTCTCACTGTTGTGATGGTCAGCGATCCAATAAAGAACAATCTTTGTGGCCGGTTTAAGACCCTTCTGCTGCATCGCAAGTGCAGTCATGTAATGCGACATCGTTTTAACCCTTTTCATTTGGGCAGGATCAGCCTATTCTAACCCTGCACTTGTTTTTGGTTCTTCTAGTGTACTTCAGTCCTATCGCCCTTGCAAGAAATTGCAGGGGCGTTTTCATTACCAAGTGATCTCCGTAACCAAGCACGGATCGCCGTAAGTCTTTATAACTCGCAGGTCGTAAACCTGTGCGTCATCGTCCCAAATTATAGAATTTAGAGAATCAAGCACAATTTTTGCGATATTATCCGCGTCCGGTTTTTTGGGGTATATCTCGTTTGCTTCTGCTGCCGCTTTCTTTGCTTTGGTCCAGCTCTTTGGGATCTCAAACTGCGCTTTGATAAGAACCTTGCAAGGCTTCTCTGTGCAGTCCAGTTGGTGCAACAACATATAATTCGATGCAGTACCGGCCAAACGCTGCTCATATCTGCGCGTTTTCTCTGGAGTGTAGACCCTGCCGGTCCTGGTGAACCTGGGCCGACCTTTGCCGATCGGTTGACCAGGGAGCCAGATGTAAGTGCTGGTCATATCCGCTTCAGCCAATCGGTAACGTCTGACGCATCATCCGACTCGATCACGACTCCGACATCATCCAGGATCGCTTCCAGGCTTACAGATTGATTCAATCCTTCCGATATCAGCTCAGAAGCTAACCGGCTTTGTGATATCCCCTGGCTTTGCGAAGCGCTATCCAATCGATCCTTCACACCGGCAGGCAATCGGACGACAAGCGCCTTCTTGGCCTCTTCTTTGGTTTGATATTTCACTTTCTTTCCTTTTCTTTCAGCAGGTTATCAAATACTTCAAAAAAAGTTTGATTTACCCCTTGACCTTTATTGTGATATCACCTTATCTATTAAGAGTAAGTTAATCAAGAGAGGAATCGGAAATGGAAAAGAACTTTCAAAAAGCTTTTAACGCCTTGGAGAAAATCGGTTGCCCTGTGATCGAAGGTTGGGACGATCCCGATAAGTTCGTTATCAGCGCCGAAAACAATTACCCTGTAGTCTGGGCTGACTATTACTGCGAGTTTCCAGGTGGCTTGGACGATTTCGGCGTTAGCAACAAGATCAACAAGATCTTGGACAAGTATGGTTTGTTTGCTGAGTGGATCAATCCTGGCTTGTTGGGCGTTAACGAGGCTTGATTTAGCAGTGCGTCTTTCGGGGCGCATCACTAAACCAAGAGGAGAAAAGAAAATGGAAAAGCAGATACAAGAATTGATCGACTATATTAAAGCTGATTATGCAGGCTGGGGAATGTGGACTGACGATGACATAAAGGAAAAGATGATCGACAGTTTCAACAGCGGCTTGGGTTTCAAGACCGGCAAGAAATACATCAAGATCATGGTAGGCAACGGCGGCACTCCAATGGCTAGTGCCTGGGGCTTCATTGTTAATGTTGACGATGATCCCAAGTTCAAGAAAGGCGACATCCTTTACCCTGCCGGTTGGGGAACGCCAACACGGAACCGGGCGCGTGGTAACATCATCGAGGGTAACTTCAAAGGTGTTAAATGGACCGGCCCAGCCTATTTGATTTGATTTTGCAGTGCAGCTTTCGGGCTGCATCACTAAGTCAAAGGAGAACACAATGAACTTTATACTAAAAAAGATTGACGCCTATGCGGTGCGGATTGTCGGAGAGTTTGACAGCTTTGATGATGCGTATGCTGCTAAAAAAGACATCTACGCAAACAATGAGTTTGTCGAGTGTTTCATAGATATCGTAGCACCGGAAGGCCAAGTCTTAGCACCATTGGGAGCAATACAATGAACGATTGGAAAGAGTGGATCAAAGATACTATCGGGGTGGTGAGCCTGTTTCTCACCTTCTACCTTTTGTTTTTCTTTGCGGGGGTTTTGTAATGGATTGGACTAACGATCAGAAGATTGAAGGGCTTAAAGAGTGCATCGAAGAAAGCAAATCTGAAATCTCATATGCCCAAAGTCGCGGCGATGACTTCATGGCCTCAGAAGCAACTCAGGTTTTGAAAATGGCAGAAGCCCAATTAAAAACCCTAACAGAAGGTGTGCAGTAATGGGAAAGGTCAAAGACATATTCCAAGACCAACGCGAGAGGGCTTCCAAGGTATGCCCTGAGTGCGATGGGGATGGCAAGGTGGTCGAGATCACTTACCGGGTCCAAAGCTTTAGCCGTGACATCGGTGAGCCATACGAAGACCCGGTTGAATGCGAAACGTGCCAAGGAGAGGGCGCAGTATTTGAGGAGCAAGACGATGAAGATATATGAGGTGAACACCAAAAAGATGCACCACCGCGGGGCTGGGGACACAGAGACCGCGGCAGCGCATCAGGTGGCCGCAAAGGTTACAGGCAGGCGGTTGGACACCCTGCGAGCGCTTAAGACCCTGGGAGGAGGGTCAGGGGAGCAGATAAGCGCCTCTCTGCGGCTACCTATCACTAGCATAAGACCGCGCCTAACGGAACTGCAAGAAATGGAACTGATCGAAGACACCGGGCGGCGTCACAAAAACCAATACGGCAACGGCGAAATCATATGGACCGTCACAAAATCAGGAGCAAAATATGTATATTAAATTTGAAGATATCCGAGACATGGCCGATCAGATTCGGCTATTGACCGGCGACGATCAAGACACTTTTCTTGACACGCTCGATGGTGAGACCGATGCGATGGACATCTTGGGCAAGCTTATCCAAGAGCGCACCGAGTGCTCAATCTACGAAGCGTCAGCGAAAGAGTTAGCCGCAACGTACACCGCCAGAGCAAAGCGACTGTCAGCCAAACAGGAAGCTCTCTCGATCACAATCGGACACTTGCTCGATGCAATGGGGCAGACTAAGATCCAGCACCCTCTGGCAACAGTCAGCCGGACCAAGCCGCGCAAGAAAGTTGTGGTGGTTGATCCGCACGACATTCCAAGCCAGCTAACAACAGTCACAGTCAGGCCAGACATGACCGCAATCAAGAAACAGATGGACGCAGGGGAGCTTGTGCCTGGGTGCGAATATCAGATGGGCAATCCATCCGTCACAGTGAGGATCAAATAATGAGTGAACTACAACAAGCCATGGCCGAGGTGAACGATCTCAATCGCACCCACGGCGTGACGCAGCGGGGCGGCAAGAAATACACAGAGGTTTTTGTGCGCGTCGAAGCATTCCGCAAAGCATTCGGCACAGATCATGGGATCAACACCGAGATATTGATGGACGATGGCAAGCGAGTTGTCATCAAAGCAGCGATCACCAACAGCGCCGGGATGATTGTTGGCTCTGGCATGGCCGAGGAGATCCGGGGGCAGGGTAACGTCAACAAAACAAGCGCCCTCGAGAATGCAGAGACCAGTGCCATAGGCCGCGCACTAGCATCCATTGGACTGCATGGCGGAACATATGCCAGCCTCAATGAGATCGATGCTGTGCCACGCAAAGCCGCAGCGCAAAAGCAGCAGGCTCAATCTACGCAGCCGCCGCCAGCACCACCCGCCGGGGATATGCTCACACTCAAGAACCACATTGGACAGGAGAAAGGATCAGGAGACGCGCAGGACTTTGCCGCTAATCTTATCAAGCTAATTGCAGCCTATACCAAGCTAGAAGCCACCAAAGAGGGAACAGTGATACCGCCACGGGAGCGCATGACCCTGCTGCGCGAGCTGATTGAGCAAAACCAGCAGTCAATCGACAAGCTATCGGATGGGTTCAAAGAAGAGATCGACAAGCGATACAAAAACTGCCTCAAGATCTTGGGCGCACAGTTAGGAAAAGAATGATGGAGACCTGGAAACAAATGAAGGCGCGGCAGAAACGGGAGTTAATTGGCGTTGTTGAGGATCTGGCCGGTGAGGTGACGCAAGTAAAAGCGGCAGAAAAGCTAGATATGTCGCAAGCTTTGCTCAGTGCCTTCTGCCGCAAGCACAGTATCACATGGGAGACAGACGGGAGGAAAAAGAAATGAATGGCAAGGATATCATTAAGTGCATCAAAGCAGCGGAGATGAAGCTGACAAAGAAAGAAGCATCTGGCCTTATGTCGATACCTTACGCGACCGTTGTCGAGATCGCAGAAAAATACGGAATAAAATTTATCGATGGAAGGCAGAAAAGCGATGAGCCCAGAAGGCAAGCAGGCATTGGCCCGAAGCCAACGTCAACTATCAATCATGATCGAGACCGCAAAGAAACAAAACCGGCACAACCTACAACAGCAATTAGAGAGCCTGTTCGCATTAGGCGAGATACTTCAAAGGGCCATTACAAAAGAAAGTTAAAAAAGCGGCTCCGGGATATACTTCACAGCGACTTGGATCGCAGCGTTAAGCATGAGTTGGTCTATGCAGCCAAATGGCAAGAACATCAACGCAACATAAAGAAGAAAACTAAAGTAGGTGGTGCGCTATGAATGAAGAAGAGGTGCAAAAGAAGATTGAGATTGCAGGCGCGGTCGGCGCGCTTGCAGGCTTTGCCAGCGGTGTCGGCATCATGACCCTGGTAGCCATTATATTCTAGGAAAGATCGTGCGGGTGGCCGTGAGAATGGGCGCATTCGGTAGCACGTTGACCAACAAACAATATGTTGAACCACCCGCTCGATACTTAGATCATAAGCTCAAAGTGAGGTCCATCAATAAATGGCCTACGACCCTGTGATCTGCGCAAATCAATGTAACTATTCATTGCGTGTTCCATATCGCCCTCTGGGTACTGAGCAATATTTGGCACAGACCATGCTGCACCCCAGCGAATAGGCACATCAACCTCACGAGCGCCTTCCGCCATAGCGTCAGCAATCTCATCATAGAGGTTAAGCTCCCAGCGGCCACCATCTACATAGGCCATGAGATCCACAGCCAAACCATCAATGTGCTTTGACTTCATTGTCTGACTAGCACCCTTGGCAACAAGAGCCTTCTGCTCCTCGATGGTACGCATACCGCAGATCACAGAGAAGTCTTGCTTAGTCACATTGATTGCGTACTTTACAACAGCAGCCATACGCTCATCAACACCGGTCAGCCTATCAAGACTGCGCTTACCTAACTTGTAGCTCATTTCTTTAATCCTTTCATTGTCCGTATTCCAAACGATGCAGCGATCGAAGCATACATGGCCCATGAGAACCAGCTTGGCGCGGCTTCCAAATTCTTAAACCCTTGCTCCATGTAAGGCTGCAAACCAGGAACAAAGCTTCCTAGCACTATGAAAATAAAGCATAATGTCCAGGCTTCATCCTTCCAACTGTCACGACTAGCCTCGATTGCAGCTTGCTCCCAAGATATTTCCCCGGTCGCAATCTTCATTTTTGTTTCGGCTTCCGCTTTCTTTACAGCAGTTTTGCCATCGATATAGCTGGTCGCCAGACCCGCCACGCTGTTGAGTATGCCTATCATTTCTTGGCCTCCATTGCATTGAAGCCAAAGTAAGCAGCGACAACACCAGACGCAGCAACCACATACACTGTAGCAATGTCAGCTATTAAACCAGCAGCAGTCTCTAGGCCCAGCGCAGCGGCTCCCACAATGGCGAAAGGGTACAAGAGCATTCCAAGGGCACAGGCAGTTGTAAGGCGTCTCTGCGTGTCTCTCTTCGCGTCTGCATCGTTAAGCTCACGCCAACGATCTTCGAGGGCAAGCTTCTGCCATTCCGCTTCGTCAATCTTTCCGTCTTTGTTTTTGTCAGCTTGTTCAAAGGAAGTCATGAGTATCTCCTAATCGGCTAAAGGATTGTCCAGCGCCCGTTGAAGTTTATTCGTAAGGCGGTCTTCAAGTTCTTTCATGTCCGCGTCTTGACTACTCCTAACACGTTCCCTCTGATTTTCAAACCTAACGTCAGCGGCGTCTATCATAGAGCGAATGTCGGCAATGGCTTCATCTATGAGCCGCCGGACCTCTGCCTCGTTTGCCCGTATCGAACCGTCAACTCGGTCTTCAATAGCCCTAACCGTGTCTTCAACGCGGTCGCTTTGTTGCTCAATTCGCAGTATGTCATCTTTAAGACCGTTCTTGATGTCGCGGGAATATTCGACAGCCTCTTCGACTTTCTCAGCCATACCGGAAACCTTTGCATCCATCACCTCCATTTGCTGTTGATATGCACCGAGATCGAGACCAGCGACCTCCTCGATCTTCTGGTAGAGCACAAAGCCACCATACAAACCGCCGACAATGGTGGAAATGAACGCGAAGATTGCAGCCACCGATGCAAAGGTAAACTTAAAGCCGCCAGCCTTGATCTCGCGTTCAGCGAGGCCATCTATGTCATCGGCCACTTTTGTTAAGTCAGTCAATTCTCAAACTCCATATCGCCATCGGAGTTGGTCTGGCTGTTTTGCAAGTCTTGCAGCGCTTGCAATTCAGCGCGAAGCATTTGAACCTCTAGCCTGCGTTGCGTTAGCTCAAGCTGGTAGAGATCATCGCAGTTTATACGACTGCGCGGCTTGTCCAAGGGGATAACGATGCGAGCATAAAGCCCGATGTCCTTGCCTTGCCCGACATTGCCATCGTTGTTTACCACACCTGTAACGCCCCACTCCAAGGTCGTGCCGCCGCCAATGGCGTTGCTGCAATCTAAGTTGCCTGCACGGAACCTATCTGACTGATAGTTCATGGGTGGGTTTGGAAGCTGCACGGCGAGGGAGCTACTATCCGATCTAGCTTGAATCGCGGAAATAAACCAGACTGATACCGCGATGCAGAAGACCCCGTATACGCCCCAGAGCAGCCTCATGGCCTGCCACCATCAAGCCTCGAACATATTTTGCTTGCAACCATTGGCTTGTCACCACGATCCTTTACAATCTTGGACGTAGTGCAAAGGTAAACTGCCCGAGCCATATCAACCTTGCGAATGTAAACCGCGAAGTCTTTGCGCTCTTCGTGGTCTACCTTCATGATGCGGTTTGGTGACGAGAATTTTATGTTCTTCCATGCCTCATCGAATACTTCGACCTGATAGTATTTGACATCGCTCCGGGCATTGAACAATGACATATCGGCGCGAACCACGCCAGCGACATGAGAGGGTCGAACCTCTGGATATGCTGGTGTCATGTCATGCGCTGCCACTGGCGCAGCAAGGCATAAGAATATGCAGACTCTAATTAGCAATGCACTCTGCCACAAC